CTGTGATTGTGCCACCTGTGACCTTGTGAGAAAAGCCAATCACGCCTTTGCTGCGCAGCGTCTCGCCTGATCCGCTTGCTCCTGTAACTCCCCATCTGTTTGGAATGTGTCTCCACCATTGCGTTTTTCTACGTCCTGCGCCATGCGTCGGCAATGACGGGTTTTCCCACACCGTCGATCCTTGGGAGTTGTAGTATTTCGTAACCACCTCTAGAGCATCTTGCGCCCCAGAGAGGATCGCAATCTTGCGAACTGTTGCGGATTGCAACTTGATCATCGACGCTTTGATCGGATCAATGCCGCTTGTGGTGATTACGACTTTCATAGTTCGCGTTCTAGTGACTTGACGATTGCCGCCCCGATCTCGTTTTCTAGCGATGTTTCAAACGCTCGCTTGTCTAGCTCGTAGAACATCTGAGGTATGCGTTCGATAACCTTCTGCACCTCGATCTGAAATGCGCCATCGGTCATGCGATAGCTTTTGTCGATCAGATCCGCGAAGACCTGATCGATCGGTGCGAGCCATTGCCCCGCTACTTCTCGCAGTTGCTCATTTGTCATTTTCGAGTTGCTTCAGCTTTGCATTCGCCCACTCTCTACCGGGATCGCCGCCCCATCCGTTCCACGCCTGCCAACCCTTGCCTTTCTCGTCCCATGTCTCGCCCTTCTTGTCTACCTCGTGACGCGCGAAGAATGAAACCATGCGCTTGACCGTCTCAGGCGAAAGTTCTGTGCGGTTTGCGATGTCGCGTGCGCGTGCGATGCCTACGGCTGTCATGCCTCGCTGACTTGCTGGCTTCTGCCTGCGGATTTCGAGAGCGTCTTGCGCTGCTTTCGCCATATCCTCTGTGGGTCGTAGGTCAATGTCAGCGCGTGCTGCCTTAGCAATCTCTGGAAGCAATGGCAGCGGATCTTCAGTCTCGCCGAAAAGCGCCTCGCCTTCTTGCGGCTCTGGAATGTCCAGTTCATCGTAAAGCCATTTGTTCGACACTGGCACGCCAATATCTTTCGTCACGATCTTGATGCGTTCCGCGATTGCCTTCTCATCCTTCGGCTTCGGAATAGCAATCTCAGCGTAAGGCATGTCCTCGCTCGCTACGCCAGCGCCGTAGTTCATGCGAACGATGGCAGGTATCAACTGCGTCGTGATGACTTGACCGATCCACGTTGCGACGGCTTGCAAGATGTCAGCGCGAACCGTAGCGTGAACGTCGCCAAGCGCACGGCTGCCACTGTCTCCCACATCTGTGGTCAGCGTCTGACCGAGCATGAGAATATCGCACGCTTTGTCTGATTCGTTCATCAGCGCAACTTACGGAAGCGATTCGCCGCCTTTGATGCCGTCCATGATGTTGAACTTAACGCCTGGTCCAGTGACCGCGTAGCCGCTTGTCCCGATGTTTTCGAGCATCTCCTGTGCCTTCTCCATCGCCTCGTCGCTGCCGTCTGTTTCAGCGTGCCGCCATGGGATCGAATAAAGCTGCGAGTATTGCATAAACCACCCCAATCCGTAAATCGCGCCAAGCCAGAACTTAGTGAGAGCGCGAAGGTTAGCGGAATGAATCGGATGGCAACCACCCTGCTGCCAGATTGCGATTAGGAACTTGTCAGGCGGAAAATCTTGCAGAGTCTCATAGTTGACTCCCTTTGGCGCCATCATCAATCGGTCGATCTCGTTTGAGTTTGATGGATAGGCGAGGTATTTTGCAGGAACTGGAGCGTAGCATCGCGGAGAAACGATGCCGTTTTCAACGTGCCAGATGATTTCAACGACGCTGATGCCTTTAGCGTATGCGTCGATGAGCGCCCTCACCATGCCCTTCGTGTCTAACTCCCAATGGCTAGGACGCGGCGCGTAGGATTCAAGCGCACGTTCGACCGTCTCATACATTTGCAGCGCCTGTGGTGTTGGTTCTTCAGCTCCTTCGCGGATGCCGGGCTTGATTTCGAGGTCGAGCGCCGTGACGTTACCAGTAATCTCGTTGAGGCACTTGCGCAGTCTTGACCACGAATCAACCATCATGCGGAAAAGTCGGTCTTGATCCTCTAGTTTGCCGGTGCGAACATTCCGCAGGATGCTGCGCACTTGTTCCGGCGTTACGTTGGCAAGGTCGTAGTCCTGCGTTCTGTAAGACGCTGGTAGCGGCGCTACAATCCCTTTTCTGTCGGCTGCGGTCATGGTGGTTCTCGCAATATCACAAAATCACGCCGCTAGCAAGCGCAAAATCACAAAGCGTTAAATCCTTTGACTGTTCGACTGGCAAAAGTGTTTCTCGATGTGCTGACTGATGCCGCTGCTGTCATGGCTCCAGTGATCCTGCTGCCAAGCGCAATGCAGGCAAGAAGCGCATCTGCTCGGTCTGGTGACTTCATGCCCTTAGCCGCCATCTTCTCCTTGGATTCAACTCTCAGCTTGCCTGTCTCATTCCATTCGCTTTTCCGCGTCGTGATCTGCTCGAAAGTCATTGGATCGAGTTCTCCGACGTGGATGCGGCCGCGTTCTAGCTCACGACTTGCGACATGCCAGACTTGAGCGATCAGATTGGCATATTCGTCCTTCTCACTCGCAGTCTGCCCGCCGTGGAAACGATTGATGTGCCATCCCATCTCGGCAAACTGGTCGCAGAATCCGGTTCCTAGTCCGTCAGCGTCACCCCAAATCTGCCCAGCCCTTAGCCCTTCCGCTTCAAAGATTCGTATGAACTCGCGTGCCGCTTGCACGGTGTCGCGTTCCTGCCATGCCTTGACGATGCGTGCGTGATTGCCGCGCCGGATTGCCAGCACGTTTTCATCTCGCCCCGCTGCAAAGTCGCAGAATGCCACAACCTCACCGAACGGCGCAGGCTTTGGCTGAATGTCTAGTGCGTTGCGCAATAGGTCAGGCGCTAGGACAAGCCGGTCGAAGTCCTCAGTGAACTCGGCGAGGTGCTTGGACCGGTAGAGCGGATGCCCTTCGCCATATTTGATGCGGTCAAGCTCCCGCTTCTCCGCGCTGATGTGTGCGCAGTCCGTAGACGGCACGCGGATCGTCTTGTAGAGACTCGCGTTCTTGTGGAAGCTGTCGTAGAACTGACCACGAGGAGCGCCGGGTGACGATACCCAAAGCTCAAACTTGCGCGTGCATCGGTCGAACGCTTCGAAAATGCAGTCTGGCACGGTCTTGGCTTCGTCTATGATGAGAAAGACTGGATCAACGTCGCTGCCGATCTTCGGGTGATGTCCCTCTGCCCTACCGGGATTGTCGGTCGAGAATCCGAAAGCATAGCCGCCCTCTGGCGTGCGCAGTTCCTCGGACATAAAGCGCCAATGCGGGAAGCGGTGCTGATAAACCTTTACCGCGCCCCAGAGTTGCTTCTCAATCTGCATCCATGATCCGCTTGTGAAGATGCACTGACCTCGCGGGAACTCATGCAAGAACCAAAGAACGAGCGGCGCAACGAGCCTTGCCGTCTTGCCGCTGCCGTTCGCTGCCACCACGCTTGTCGGCTGTTCCATCGCCACTGATTCCATAGCCTCGCACTGCCAAAGATATGGCACGATCCCTAGAACACGAACGCAGAACTCGGTCGGAGTCATTTCTTCGCTTTGACCTTGGCTAGCTCAACCAGTGCGGCAAGATTGCTCTCTTGCTCTGGTGAGAGTGAAACACTCGCTTGAGTGATTGGAGCGCCATCAGGACCACTGATTTCTTGACGCATCAAATCGCCATAGCGTTTCGGGTCCCATTTTGCCAGTAGTTTCAATCGGGTTTCGACTTGCAACTTGCGATGACCTAGCATGTCACCGCGTTTAACTTCAACGCCCCATTCCTTTGTTGCCTCTTCAGTTCCGATGACTGGAGTATCTGCAATCTGCAATGCTTCGTAAGCAATCGCATCAAATCCAAGCTGCCTTGCGCGCGCGATGTCACGAGAAAACTCTTCGTCAATCTTCATCCAATCTCTGGCAGTGTCATCACAAATTCCTATTTCACGACAAGTAACAGTCAGCGGAATGCCTTT